GCAAATGAATTGGTGCGCAGCGCATGACCACCGCGGCCTGGCTCGAGCGCGCCCGCGCCAACGTCGCCGCTGCCGCCCGCGGCGAGCCGGAGCCCTACCACATGGTCCCGACCGCGAGCGTCGGCGGCGATGTCGCTTGCCCAGAATGCGGCTCCTGGTGCGACCGGCGGGGGCTGCACGCGCATCTGCGGTGAGTGCATGGCATCGGGCGCACCGCCGCCCCGCGGCCGGGGAGGGGCGGCCATGGATGACTACGCCGCGTTTCTCGCGAGCAAGGCGCCGGCGGCGCAGGCCGTGGGCCTCGACCGCCTGCCGCCGCTCAACCCCGCCCTCTTCGACTTCCAGCTCGACGTGACGGCGTTCGCACTCCGGCAGGGCCGCGCCGGGCTCTTCCTCGATACCGGGCTTGGAAAGACGCTCTGCCAGCTCGAGTTCTGCTCGGTCGCGGCCGAGGCCTCGAACGGCCGGGCGCTCATCCTGACGCCGCTCGCCGTCGCCCGGCAGATCGAGCGCGAGGGCGAGGCTTTCGGCTATGCCGGCGCCGTCCGCGTCATCCGCGACCAGGGCGAGTCGGAGGACGGCATCAACGTCTGCAACTACGACCGGCTCGACAAGCTCGACCCCGAGGCCTTCGGCGCGGTCTCCTTGGACGAGGCGGGCATCCTCAAGAACTTCACCGGCAGGACCTCGCGGGCGCTCATCGCCGCCTTCCGCGGCCACCGCTTCAAGCTCTCAGCGACCGCGACGCCCGCGCCCAACGACCACATGGAGCTGGGCCAGCAATCCGAGTTCCTCGGCATCATGCCGTCCAACGAGATGCTGATGCGCTGGTTCATCTCGGACCAGACGCAGATGGGCCGCTACCGCTTGAAGGGCCACGCGACGGAGAGCTTCTGGGACTGGATGGCGTCCTGGTCGCGTATGGCGACCTCGCCCGAGGACCTCGGTTTCGACGGCAGGCGCTTCGTGCTACCCGAGCTCGTAATCCACCGCCACCGCGCCCGGGAGCACGGTCTCCCCGCGACGGGCGGGCTCTTCGTCGAGGCCTTGTCGGCAACGACGGTCTTCGAGGAGAAGCGCCGGACCGAGGGGGCGCGCGCCGACACCGCGGCCGCGGTCGTCTCGGCCGAACCCCAAGAGCCCTGGGTCATCTGGTGCGACACGGACAGCGAATCGGCGGCGCTCGCCGCGCGGCTCCCCGACGCGGTCGAGGTCAAGGGCTCGCACCCGATCGACCTCAAGGAGGAGCGCATCGCCGCCTTCGTCGAGGGCGAGGCCTCGGTGCTTATCACCAAACCGTCCATCTGCGCCTGGGGCCTCAACCTGCAGCGTTGCGCGCGGATGCTCTTCGCCGGCCGGACCTTCAGCTACGAGGCCTACTACCAGGCCGTCCGGCGCTGCTGGCGCTTCGGGCAACGCCGCCCGGTGCACGTCCATCTCGTCGTCTCGGAAGCGGAGGATGCGATCGGCCGCGTCATCGACCGGAAGGCCGAGGACCACGCGAAGATGAAGCGCGCGATGGCGCTTGCCATGCGCCGGGCGCGCGAGGAGCGGGCGCGGTTGAAGACGCCCTATGAACCAAAGCACTTGGGGAGAATGCCGGCATGGCTCTAGTCGAACGGACGATCCGCTGCCTCAACGACGCCCATGGCGAGCGGTTCTCGGCATATCTCGGCGATTGCGTCGACGTGCTTCGCCAGATGCCGGACGACAGGTTCGGTTTCTCGATCTACTCGCCGCCATTCAGCGGGTTGTATCTCTACAATGACTCGATCGCAGATATGGGCAACTGCGCCTCCGACGAGGAGTTCATCGAACACTATCGTTTCCTCGTGCGCGAGCTGTACCGCGTGATGAAGCCGGGCCGCTTAGTCGCCGTGCATTGCAAGGATCTCGTGTACTATCGGACGCAGAGAGGCACCGCGGGCCTTCGGGATTTTCCAGGCATGCTCATTCGCACGCATCAGGACGCCGGTTTCGATTACCACACACGCGTCACGATCTGGCGGTGTCCCGTCCGGGAAATGACGAAGACGAAGGCGCAAGGCTTGCTTTACAAGCAACTGCGGTCGGACTCTACGTTCAGCCGTCAAGGCCTTCCCGAGTACTTCGTCGTGTTTCGCAAGTGGGCCAAGGAAGGCGACGAGATCGATCCCGTCACGCACACGCATGAGAGCTTTCCGCTTCCTCAATGGCAAGAGTGGGCATCGCCGGTTTGGATGGACACCCGAGAAACCGACGTTCTCAATGCCACAGAGGCGCGGGCGCCCGGAGATGAGAAGCATATTTGTCCGATCGCTCTCGATCTCGTGGAGCGGGCGGCAACGCTCTGGTCCAAGCCCGGCGACACGATCCTGTCACCATTCATGGGAATCGGCAGCGAGGGCGTCGTCGCGCTTCGGCTTGGACGGAAGTTCGTCGGCATCGAACTCAAGGAGTCGTACTGGACCCAAGCGTGCCGCTATCTGCGCTCGCGCGATGCGCAGGCGTCTTTGCCGCTGACGGGCGAGGCGGCCGGATGATCGAAGCCGAATTCCCCGAATGGCTTGTAAGCGATTCGAATCCGGCGCCGATCCCCATGGACAACTACCCGTATAACGACGGGCGGAAGCGCATCTTCATTTACGCCTTGATTGATCCGGAGACGGGCGCGATCCGGTATATCGGCAAGACGAGCCAAAGCATGGCGGCGAGGATCGCCGCGCATTTGCAGGAACGCGGTCGCTGCCACCGAGTCAATTGGCTGAACTCGCTCAAGCGGAGAGGCCTGCGACCCGATCACATACTCCTCGAGGTCATCGACGGGCACTTTCCTTGGCAGGCGTCCGAGGAGTGGTGGATCGCGCGCGGTCGCGTGCTCGGCTGGCCGCTCACCAACAGCACCTCCGGCGGCGATGGCGTGCCGGACTTACCGCCGGAGACGCGAGCGCGCATGCGCCTCGTGTGGCTCGGCCGCAAGCACTCGCCAGAAGCCGTTGAAAAGATCCGCGCGCTCAAGAGGCTGCAACGCCACGGGCCGGAGACGCGCGCCAAGATGAGTCTGGCGCACACGGGGCGGAAGATCACGTGGCTCGACAAGATCGCGGAGGCGAACCGCAAGATCACGCCGGATCAGGCGATCGCCATTCGGCAGCGATTAGCCAGCGGTGAGACGGCGACGGCGCTCGCTCGCGAGTTCGGCGTTCACCGGACGACGCTTTCCAAGATCAAGGCCGGGACTTATTTCGCGCTCGGTCAAGGCATCAAGGGCAAGGGCCAATGACCCGCATGCGCGCCGTCCGCCCGGGCACGCCGCCGCGGCTCTCCGTCGCCGAGCTGCGGCGGCTCGCCAAGCGGTACGCCGCCGCCCGCAAATCGCCGCCTGACGCGCGCGCCGCCCCGGAGGGTAGTCGGGGAGGGTCCGCCGAACCGGAAGCGCCAGCGGCCGGCAAATCGCGCTCTGCGTCGAAGGAGGAGTAGCCCCATGGACACGAAAACCCTCACCCTCGCGGCGGCCGGCTTTCTGCGGCTCGCGAACGGCGACCACGTTCTCGCCCTTCAAGGGGCGCTCGACGGCGCCGACGTGATGATCCTGGTCCCGGTGGCGGTGGATCAGGCGAAGGGCGTCCGCCGGGCCGTCAACGCGATCCTGGCGCCGGATATGGATGCGGTACCGGCGCCCGGCCGCCCGGCGCCGGCGGGGTGAGGCATGCCCGCGAAGTACGCCACCCCCGACGACGTCGCCGACGTCGCCGACCTCGCGAACCGGCTCACGACGCAACTCGGGCGCATCGAGCAGCGGCTCGCCGTGCTCGAGCGGATCCTCGCTGTGAAGGCGGCAGAGGCGGCCGCTACCCCACCGGACGCACAGCCCGAACCCGCTCAATCAGCCACGACCCGTCGCCGGCGACGCGCAGATCCACCGTCAACGTGACGGTGCGCCGGATCGCGCGGAACCGCTCCAGCGGCATGCCCGCCCGCGCCGCCCGACCAATCTCCTTCCGCGCCTCGCGGTCCAAGGCCTCGGCGTTGGCGTCGACTACTGCCGCTTCGGTCGCGTCGGCCATGGGCGTCTCACCGATGGTTTCGCTGGAATCTCTAAGCGTTAACCATACTTTCTATCGGGCAGCATACGCTAATCGTTGCAACTGCCCGTCCCGCCTCGCCGATGCCCCTCCGCCCACCGCCCGAGTATCTCCGCGACCGTCTCGCGAAGGTCGAGGCCATGGAGTGCGCCGACTGCGACTGCGGCGGCCCGCGGCAGCCGCGCACGGGCTGCACGTTCGAGTGCATGTTGCAGGCGCGCCGCCGCATCCTCGCCGAGATGCTGCGCGAAGTGGAGGGCGAGACGGCATGACCCGCGAGAAGGCGATCGACGAGGCTGTGCGGTGCGAGGCGGACAACTACACCGTGCCGGCGCTCTACGTGCTCAAGGCTTGGGCCGGCGCAGGCAGGCTGCCCATGAGCGCGGCCGCGCGCATCCGTGCCGAGTTCCGCCGGATCATGGAGCGCGAGCGGTCGACCGACTACCTCCGCCGCATGGGATACCCGGTCGGATGACGATGCGCCGTAACCCCCGCCGCAGCCGCCGCCGCATCGACCCGGCGGACATGTGGGAGCCGCTCGACGGGCCGCTCCACGTGAAGCATTCGCACGCCGGGCAGAAGCCCGCGCCGGCGCCGCTGCTCGAGCCGCAAGAGTCCAAGTCACCAGAAGCACGAGTCGACGGCGAGGACGAGGCCGGATGCTAGCCTTCGAACACGCCGTCACCGTCGAGCATATCCGCCGGCCCTTCGCCGACCCAGGCGCCCGCTGGTACGTCGCCGCGACCGCCCCGCGGCTCGAGCGCGCGGCCGAGCTCCAATGCTGGCGCGTCGGCGTGCCGACCTTCCTGCCGCTGCGCGAGCTCGCCGCCAACGACCCCCGCGCCTGCGCGCCGCTCTGGCCGGGCTACGTGTTCGTGGCCGCGCCGGCGATCCCCCGCGGCGTTACTGCTGCGCGAAGAATGGTCGCAACCGAGAACGGCCCGGTTGCGACGCCCCGCGGCATGGTTGAGCGGCTCATCGAGCGCGCCGACCGGGACGGGATCGTGTTGACCTATAAGGCAAGGCCGCGATTCGCGCCCGGCGACGATGTCCGCGTGCTCTGCGGCCCGTTCGAGGGCGCCTTCGGCCGGGTGACGAAGGTGAACGGCCATCACGTTGGGGTTGCGTTAACTCTATTTTCACGCGAAACGGTTGCATTCCTGCGCTCGGAGCAGGTCGAGCGCGTCTCCTGACATCGCCGATCACCGGTTCGCCCGGAGCCCACCGCGAGGCCTCGCCCGCGGCCGGTGCGAAGCCATGGCCCGGCTCCCCTCATTTCCAACGCACCTTCGACGCCCGGTCATCGCGCGGCGGCTCGCCCGCCGACCGACCCGTTCCCAAGCTGGGAACACGGCCGCCTTGCCGATCCGGCTTGCCGATCTTCGGCCCACGCGAATCGCCTGAAACTCCCCGAATCGACCAACGAGAAGGGCTGTTCCCGTGGACGGCTGCGCCGCAGAAACCCTGAGCCTCCCGGCGGTCGCCGGCGGTCAGATCGGGCCGGTCGGCCGCCCCTTCTCCGCCGACGTCTGGGACGGCTGCGCCGCCGAGACCCGCCGCACCTACGCGAGCGCCTGGCGCGGCTGGATCGCCCACTGTGCCCGATGCGGCGTCCGGCCCCTGCCGGCCGACACCGCCGACGTGGCCGAGTTCTGCCGGGCGCTCGAGCGCGCCGGCCGGAAGCACGCCACCATTGCGAAGCATGTCGCGGCGATCGCCTGGATCCATGAGGGCTACGGCTTGCGCTTCGACACCCATGCCTTGAAGGCCGTGCTGCGGGCGATCGCCCAGCGCATCGGCACGGCGAAGCAGGGCAAGGCGCCGCTCCTCACCGCCGACGTGGTGAAGCTCGTCGCGACCTGCGAGGCGTCGCCGCTCGGCATCCGCGACCGCGCGCTCCTCCTGCTGGTCTACGCTAGCGGCGTGCGGCGCAGCAACGCCGTCGCCTTGAACCTCACCGACATCGAGTGGCGGCGCGATGGCGCGCTGCTCATGCTGCGGCGCAGCAAGACGGATCAGCAAGGCGCCGGGCTCCAGGTTCCGGTACGCTACGGCGACCACGAGCGATCCTGCCCGCTGCGCGCCCTCAAAGCTTGGGTGCAGCAGCTCTCGGCCGGCACCGTCGAG